CAAATTGTTGCAAAGAACCAGTACTTTCGCGGGTTTGTGGGTTAACAGCGTAAACGTTGGCAACAGTAAATACATCGCCAATTTTAATCGTTGCTGAACCCGTACCACCGTCCATACTAATGGTAGTTGCGCCTTGAGTGCTAACAGCGCCGTTTACCAAAATGGTGTCGGTAGTAGAACGAGTTCCAGTGGTATGTTGCTTGATAGACTGAGACATATTAATCTCTTCGTAACCCAACACGCCAGTACCCATCATGCCGTTCTTGAACTGCTTGCTGATAGTGTCGGTAGGATTGAACAGACCTTTCATGCCTTCAACCAAACCAGCATTAGCCGCAGGATTAACTGTTGCATAACGTGGTGACATTGTGGCAGCCGCTTCGTTTAACTTCTGTTGGGCTTGCAACAAGACCAAAGAGGTAGAGGGGGTGGTGCCTGGTGTGCCAACCGTGTTACCAATACTTTGATACGCAGTAGCAACGTCAGCATCAATTGAAGATGCCAATTGGCTAATACGGGGCTTCAACACGCGCTCTGCAAAGTCATCCAATTGCATGGTCAATTCAGCAGATGTGAAGTTGACACCGATGTGCTTTTGGCTGGCTACAGACAAAGTGGTGTATTGCTCGTTGTCATCTTGGACTTGGAGCGCTGCGCCATCAGTCACCAGAGCGCGGTCAGGTAAACGGATACGGAGGGTTGAACCGATCTTCGCACCTTCGACAGCGAAGCTATCATCGTACTGGCGGTTCACGTTGCGAGTGATCACTAAGTTGTTCTCTAAGATTTCGAGAGCTTTTCTAGTGATCATGTCAATGGTCAGAATACTATTAGACATGGAAAAAATCCTTTAAAAATTATTAGCGGGCCTGCGCTTCCCACTTCTTACGCTGTCTTGCTCTTTCTGCCTCAATCCACTGCGAGTCCGTCATGGTCTTGGAAGACCTTGGGTCCGTAGTGTCATAAGCAGGCGATCCATTGGATCGAGCAGTGACCGGCGAAATAGGTGCTGGCGCTGAAGTTGTTTTCTTAATTGGGGGGTTATCGGTTAATTTAGCCTCAATCTTCCCAATCTCTTTTGCCTGCCCAAGCGCTGACATGCGTGAGATGCGATCTGCTTCTTTGGGATTAGAGCCGAGGTAGTAAGCTAACTCAGGACCAACATCCGAAGATCGAATCGTTTCAGCCATTGCGTCGGTGATTGGAAGTTTTGGGTTATACGCGACTTGTTCAAAGTCATCGTATTTACTCCGCGCTTCTTCTTCACGGTCGTGATAGCTTTCAAGAACTTCCGAGTGTTGCTTCGCGGCTTCACGTTTGGCGATCAATTCTTCTGCCTTCTGAAGGGCCAATGCTTCTGCATAGGCTTCAGTAGACTCAAACTGGTCAACGGATGCTACGGGCGCTGCTCTCAACGTCTGCTGTTCAGACTGACGCTGTGTCTGTTCTCTTTCCCACTTACGTTGCTCTCTTGCGAGGCGTTTACCAATTGCAGCGTCTAGTTCTTCTTGTGTGAAGGTCTTCGATACTACTTCTGGCGTTTCCGACGTTTGAACTTCAGTCTCTGGGGTGGCCGTCACCGTAGGAGCTGGCGCGGAGTCAACTTCCGCTAGGTTTTGTTGGACTTCTTCAGTCATGTTTTGATTCTTTAGAATCCCTGATGAACCTCACCAGTAAGGGTTTTTGCCATTATGCCTTCAATGCGGCAACTTTGGCTTGGAAATCTTTCACGCGGGCGTCAAGGCTGGCTTGGTCTTCGGCCAACTTGGCTTCTAACGCATCCAAGCGAGTTTGATTTTCGCTTTGGCGACGCTCGCGGGTGTCAAAAGTATTTTCACGTATGGTCAACGCGGCATCACGCTCGGAGCTGGAAGTTTCAAACGCTTTAACTTGGTTGTCTAAGTCAAGTTCACGGGTAGCAAGTTCGTCAGCTTTAACTTTGGATTTGTCGTTTTTGTCTTTGGCAGATGCCAACATGGTTGCAGCTTGATCTTTGGCGGTTGCCAATTCTGAGGCAGCTTTTTGACGATCTGCTAAAGCATCTTGAACAGCAGTCAACCCGCCTTGGCGTTGTGCTAATTCAGCTTGTAAATTGACTAATGTAGTCAATTCATTAGGAAGTTGATTTTTTATATACTCGATTAAATTTGTGTGGTTCATTGAACCGCCATCACCATGAAAGTCCATGATTTAATCCTTTAGGAATAGTAGGTGATATTAATTTTGGCGCTGGCTGTTTGTTCAATAAATTGAATTTGAGACAGGTCCCCGTCGTATTGCAAAGTAACACCGGCTGCCAAAGGCATACCAACAGAAGCTGTAGGTGCTACGCCATCATCACGCCAGCGCACAGTTTGAGTTTCTGGGGTAATGATCGCAATGCGAGGAGTGCCCGCCAAACCATTCAAATCTCTTTGAGGCACTGTTAATTTGGTCGCTGAACTAAGACTTGTGATCTGCTGATACCCCATCGTAGAGGTAATTGCTTTGAGGTTAATAGCCATTCAAATCTCCTTCTTTCGGTGAACGACCGAAGTTTAATCAAAATCTGTTCAATAGTGTTGATAATAGCAGAAAAGAATCCGCCTGAGAAGAAAGCACCATTAAAAAAACTATTCATGTTTTTAATAAGCCTCAAAGATATTTAATTTTGTCATGCCCAGTTTCCTACCGAGATAACTGTATTTGTTCCTACTGGGTAGCACTTAAACCAAGTATTTACGCCAATAACTGCGGCATTAGCCGTTGTTAATTGGATGCTTGGAATGATTGTGCCAGCCCCGTTGATTCTAAAAATACCTTTTACTATTGCAGATGCCGAACTTCCGACTGCCGCAGTAACAATGTTTCCAGTTGCCCCAGCCGTTGATTGCCAAGATGTACCCGCCGCCGCCGCAGTTTGTTGATTGGTTGAATCAAGTCCAAAAGCGTGCCATGCCGCTGATGTAAACGTAGCCGTTCCCGCCCCAACAATAGAAAAACCCATGTTTCCCGATGTCGTACTCATTGCGCTTACGTTAATGGACATTTCAAAAAAGTAAGAGGTTGATGCCCCTACCGTCAACGCACCACTTGTTAAACCGCCTGTACCCGTAGTGTTATCAAATATTGACTGCAACGCTGTGTTGCTAGTCATTGTCTTTGTGCCTGTTCTGGCAACAAAATGTTCAATAACAGAAACCGCACGATTGCTTGCTATTGGAGTTGCGTAAAAAACTTTACCGTCATATTCCCAAGAACCAGCCGCAGGGGTTGTCAAATTTGTGCCTGTTGCAAAATCTAGTGGCGCAACTGTCGTAGTTCCTGCACTCAAATTTACAGTAGAGAAATTGCCTGTATTGGGCGCTGTTCCACCAATAATAGGAGGGCTAGATAGGTCTAATGTGCCACCTAAAGTAAGATTGCCAAAGGAAGTGACTGTGCCTGTTAAAGTCAAGCCGCTAACAGTTCCAGTACCACTTACGCTCGTTACAGTTCCTGCCCCTGCTGGGGTTGCCCAACTGCCGTCACCTCTCCAAAAGGTTAGCAAGGAAGCACTTGTTCCACTATCAAGGTTGGTTACGGGCAAATTTCCTGTTACTTGTGTTGCAAGGCTGACGTTTGCTAATGTGCCACCAAGTGTTAAGTTTCCGCTTGATGTGACTGTGCCTGTGAGTGTGATTCCGTTAACTGTGCCTGTACCGCCTACGGAAGTAACCGTACCGGTATTACTTGTGTATCCGCTTGGATTTGATGCTGGATAGGCGCCTAAATTTGTTAATGCTGTAGGCGCATTAGACGCGCCTGTACCACCATCTAGGATTGCTAAATCAGTAATGCCGGTAACTGACCCACCAGTGATAGCCACGTTATTGGCATTTTGTTCAGCCATCGTACCCACACCTGTTAACGTGTGCGTAGCATCCCAAGCCGTTGCGCCAGTAGCACTAAATGATCCGTCCGAAGGCGTGGAATGCGTGACTGAAACGGTCATGCCAAAAATTTAAGTTTGTAGAGTGTGCGGAGATAAATTTCAATTATGTTGTCAATGAGTTGTTGCAACGACATATCATTCTTATCTACCACTTCATACCGCGCATCTTCGATCTGTTTTAAAGAGTCTTCCAAGAATTCTTGGATGTTAGTTGTCTTCTTTGCTGAGTGCAATGTGATGGGGCCAATTAGACCATGCCGACCTTGGTAGGCTTCCGCAAAGTCATCGGCAACGCCAACAATGCGCTCATAGAAGATGTTTAGTGCCGTGTGCTTGCTGAAACTGCGAGTGTTTAGATGCACCGAGTGAGCTACATCACGGGCTAAAAACAGTAATCCTAGAAAATCTGCGGCTTTCATTGGGGCATTCCTTGTGGTGGTGGCATCATTCCTAGAGGCATTTCTGGCTGTTGATATTCAGCAGATTCGGGCATCATTTCGTTTTGTTCCCGACCAGGCATCTCATAGATCATGTTCTGTGATTCCATCGCCGCAGCGACCACACCCATAGCAATGTCTTGGATTTGTTGTTCAGACATGCCCGCTTGTACTGTGGCGATACGTTTAGTCTCCGCTTCGTACATTTTCACTTGAGCCTCAAAGTCTTTGCGCTCTTGTTCTTGCATCTCCATAGACTTGCCCACGTTTTGGATCATTCCATGCATGGCTTCCATCTCT